TGATGTGGCGCTGTGCGCGCGGGCGTTGGTGATGATCGGGGCAGCACCGATTTCATCGTTTGAAGAAGACGTCGCCGAGGCCGAGATTGCCCGGATGCTTTATCCCGCTGTGCGTGACGGCATGCTGGCGGGCTACCCTTGGCGGTTTGCCGGGCGGGGGTGCTGGCTCTCGCGCTTGGCGGACGGGGATGGCGCTGGGGCTGGTTCGGCCAAGGAGGACAGCAATCTGTTTGCCTTGCCACGGGACTTTATCCGCTTGCTGTCGCTTGAAAATGAGGGGGGCAAGATTGCCCGGTTTGAGTTGCGCGATCAGGCGGTTCTGGTCGCAAGTGACAGTGCGTATCTTGGCTATGTCGCGCGTTTGCCCGAGGGCAGCTTTCCGGCCTGGTTTGATATGGCCTTGATGGCACGACTGGCGGCCGAGTTTTGTCTGCCGCTGACCGAAAGCAGCACGCGCGCAGAGTACCTTTTCAAGCGGGCCGAGGATCAGTTGCGTGAAGCCAGGCTTGCCGATGCGCAGCAATCGACCCCGCATGCGATTGATGATTTTTCCCTGATTTCTGCGAGGGGCTAGGGCTGGCACGGAGCACGTCGCCATAGATCCCCGCCTGCGCGGGGATGACGATCCGCAGGCGCATTACCGTTATTCAACGAGGGAGCACCCCATGGCACGCCGCGTTCTGGAGAAAAATACCTTTTCGACCGGCGAACTGGCCCCGGAATTGTGGGGGCGATCGGACTTAAGCGCCTATGCCTATGGGGCGGCACGCCTGCGCAATGTGTTTATCGAGCCATCGGGCGGCGTGCGTCGCCGTCCCGGCATTCGATTGATTGATGAATTGCCGGGCCCCGCGCGCCTGATCCAGTTCGAGTTCAATACCGAGCAGACCTATCTGCTGGCCTTTGGCGATAACCGCGCACTGGTGTTTGAAGACGGGGTTGAGACGATCTGGTTTGAAACCACGTTTGGGCTGGAACACCATGATCTGCTCAACTGGACGCAGAGTGCGGATACGCTGTTGGTCGTGCATCCCGATGCCAAACCGGTCCGGATCACACGCACCGGCGATGGCAGCTGGCAAACCAGCCTGTGGGCCTGGCGAGAAACCAATTTTCGAACCAGCCAGCCTTACTACAAGTTCGTTCAACCGGCCGCGACCCTGACGCCATCGGGCACCAGCGGAACCGTCACGCTCACTGCCAACATCGATGTGTTCGTGCCAGCGCATGTCGGGACCCTGTGGCGGATTCAGGGGATTGAGGGCGAGATTAAAAGTGTCGCCAATGCTCGGTCTGCCACCATCGCGCTGAAGCAGGCATTTCCCAATACCGATGCCACCGTCGATTTCGTCGAGCAGGCCTTTTCCGATGTGCGGGGTTGGCCGCGCAGCGTGACCTTTCATCAGGACCGCTTGATCATTGGCGGATCGCGCGATCTGCCCAACCGCCTGTGGATGTCAAAATCCGGCGATCTGTTTAATTTCGAGCTCGGCGAAGGCCTTGATGACGAGGCGATTGAATTTGCCCTGCTTGCCGATCAGGTCAATGCGATTACCGGCATTTTCGCCGGGCGTCATTTGCAGGTCTTTACCAGCGGATCGGAATGGATGGTCACGGGCGATCCGCTCACCCCCGCCAATGTGCAGGTCACGCGCCAGACCCGGATCGGGAGCCAAAGTGATCGCACTGTGCCACTGGTCAATGTTGATGGCGCAACGCTTTTTGCCGGGCGGAGCGGGCGCGAAATTCGCGAATTCCTGTTTACCGATGTCGAGCAGGCCTATGGATCAGCCGACCTTGCTTTGCTGTCACGCCATCTGACCCATCATCCCATCGATCAGGCCTTTGATCCGGTTCGGCGGCTTTTGCATGTGGTGATGCGCGATGGATCGCTTGCCACCCTGACGCTGTATCGGTCTGAGGCCATCACCGCCTGGTCGGCGCAATCGGTTGCGGGATGTGCCTTTGCATCCGTTTCGGTGTCGGGCGGGGATGTCTATGTCGTGCTGGAACGGGGTGGCCGTTATTTCCTGGGCGTGTTTGACCCGCAATGCGGCTTTGATCTTTATCGCCGCCAAGCGGTGGCCGCGGGTGAGGCGCCACGCCGACATTGGGGCAATCTTGATCCGCTTGATGGCCTTGATGTCAGCGTTTGGCACGATGGCGTTCTTGCCCGTGACATCCCGGTTGCCGGGGGCACGATTACGCTGCCAGATCACATCGGTGCGGTGCCGGAGATCGAGGTCGGCTTGCCCTTTACCCATGAAATCTATGCCCTGCCGCCGGCCGCATCGGATGGCAGCCGCCCGCATGGTGGTAATGCCGTGCGTCTGGTCTCGGTGACCTTGCGTTTGCAGGAAACCGGGCAGCTTCGCGTCGATACCGGTCGGGGATTGCGCGATGTGGCGCTGCCGGTTTCCGCCGATGACAAAGATGCGCTCTATAGCGGGGATATCACGCTCCGCGCACTGGGCTGGCGGCGGGGCAGTGGCGGGACAGTTAAAAGCGGATTATG